ATAAAATTAGAGATATATAATATTTCTTTATGAAAACCAGATGATTGTATAGATTTCAAATACTATTTGTAATTAAAAAAAAGTAAGGATCTAAACTTTAGGTATGGTTATAATATTATATATCTTTATTCTTATTGATAATTAATAGGATAGAAGCGGTTTCAAAATTAAGTAAATATACATTTAAAAAAGTAAAAGATAATATATTGGATGAAGATTATGATAAATTATGGTTTGATTCAGTGTCTAAACTAAGTATTTTTATGAATTTCAAAGAGTATATACCAAATGAAATAAAAAAAAAGATTTTAAATAAGAATATACAAAATGAAATATTTATGGATAGATCTATAAAAATAAATGGTTCTACTAATATAAATTATAAATTATTATTTGAAAATGAAGAAATTATTATTAAATGTAATCAATTAGATAAGATAGACTTTGAAGTGTGGTGTTTAGAAAAGAAAACTAATAGATATTGTTGGAAACCATTGTTGATTATTGACTGTTCATTAAAGAAAAATTTATTAGAATATATTTATTTTGATAAAAAATGGCTTATAAATGAAATAATAAAATAATAAATTTAATGAATGAGTGTTTTATCATTATAGGGAACATTAGTATGTAAATAGTTTTGAATGAATAGAGATAAAGAAGCAATTGAAAAATATAATAATATAATAATAAATAAATATTGAGAATATGTGAATCCTTTAGGAAATTGTGGATTTTTTTTAAAAATATTTTTTTTTAAACCGAGATATAATGCTTTTTTAGAATCGATTGTAAAATAAACAAGTAATAACGTGATTGAAGAAAATGGTAAGCTGGATATGATGGCGATTTTAAAGATGTTTTGATTTTTATATTTATGGAAATTATGTGTTAGAATTAATTCTAGTGAAAGTAGAATAAAAGTTGCATATAGGTCATAAATATTATCTGAATAATTTCTTCCATGGGTTTCGGGATTATAAACATTTAATTTTTTTCGGCAGGATCTATTTGCAAGACGTGAAATTAGATAGCCTAAACTTAATGATGTTAGATATAGACTTTTTGTTTTAAAAATATTCATTGTGGATAGGATAATAAAGATAAAAATATTTTTTCTGGGAATTAAAATTAATAAAACTTATATTATGAAAGAATTATAATTTATGAGTTATGAATGAATTATAATTTCTAAGTAATTAATATAAATTCATGTGTGATTATAGATTATTATTTAGAGGAGATTATTCTAAAGCATTAATAAATAAATTAGATGACTATTCTGGTTATATTTCTTTTAATATACCGAATGGAACATTTATTATTATGGGGGATATTCCATGTTATTATCGTAATTCCCAAATTTCTTTGAAAGAATATGGAATAAAGAAAGATACTTTTTTTGTGGATAAAGAAAGGTTTCCAATTTTGTGTGTATTAAGAGATGTAATTAATGATAAGCAATATACATTTAGAGTAATAAATCAAAAAGTAACAGGAAATAATTTTATTATTTTTTATGATAATAGAGATAGTTGTAAATCTTATAATATTAGTAAATTACCAAATTTTTTTTATTCAGGAAGTTTATTATTGTATGGGGATTCAGATATAAATATGTCATGTTTAATTATGGGGTTGCAGACATGTCCCCCATGTGATTATCCAAGTGTTAAAAATTAATATCCATCATTGAATCGCTCATGAAGGATGAGGATATCTGTGATTCTGCAGCTGACTCTTGTGGTGGTGTTAGCGCTGGTTCTAATGTGTGCGATGGAGAAAGGGGATACGTTTGTCAAGTCTGGGATGAGAACTAAGTGGTGTGATGGTGTCAAACAACTAGAAGTCGGAGCGTTCCGATTTGCCTTTGGCAAACTGGGAACACTCGGATAGGGCATAAGCCTTAATGAGCAGGAACAATTGCCGAAGGTTCTCGCTGAACTGAGCGATGTTTTTCGAGATGAGGAAATAAGATCGTTTAAAAAAATTTATAATTAGGGGGTTTCCATGCTATATTTTGATAACCTTCTATAATTTCGCTATCATAATTATAATCAATTGAATTATCTGCATATTTATTGAGTGGAATAATTCTGTAATCGATTTTATCGCGATCTTGAAAATCGGTGGTTTCTAGGAATGGATTTTCTTGTATAATTTGGTTTGCTATTTGTATTCCGCTACCGCCTATATTTTTTCTGTCTCTGGCTCCTCCACATTCTGGACAATCTTTTCCAATATTGTATCCTCCTTTATATGCTTTCTCCATATTTTTTTTCATTTGATTAATACTTTTTTGGTTAAATAGTTGAGTTCGATCATTATTGTCTTGTGATTTTTGCATTTTTTTGGATTCGATATCAATAATTTTTTTTTCAAAATTTTGTAGGGGATTATTGACTTGGAAACCTTCATAGATTTGTCCGCCTACGCCGGCTCCTATTCCTGCTTGAGTAATTTCATTAGGAGCCATAGGTTTACCTGGATAAAGGATTTTTCCTGTTTTATTGTTTAATCCAAGGTTATTTGTATTAGATAGATCTGGGGAATTGCTATCTAATTGAAATTTGCCAGAGCCACCTCCTCGTTTAACGCCGGTGGATTTTGATGATTGGAGGTTAGTTTCAAATTCATCATCAATGTATGTTTCGGAGTTTGTGATATTCTTATTTTCTGAGGGGGTTAATAATTCTTCGGATTCATTTAAAATTTCTGAGGATTGGTTAGATTCATCTTGTATTTCACTGAAGTTACTTTCTTGTGATTGAATTTCGGAATCAGGAGATGATTTATTTTGATTTTGGGTTGAATTTTGATTGGATGATTGGTTTTCATTTTGTTCTGAATCGAATTGTTCTATATTATATTGTTTTTTGGTTCGGTTTGAAAAAAAGAATATGTAGATAAGAAATAGAGTAAGAATGAATATAAGTATATATTCAAAATTTTTCATTAATATATACTTATAAAAAAAGATTAAAAAAATAATTAATTTAATTAAAATATTATTTAAAAGTTTCTAAAGGTGGTATCCATGCCCAATTACAATTTTTTGTTATATTTCGATTTGGGTTTTGTTTATTTAGATATTTTTCTCTTTCCTTAGTGAATTGAAATCGTTTAAAATTAAAGTCAGTAAAAGTTTCTTTTTTATTATTTTTTTTCCACCACATGGAAAGTCCGGCGCCATTATTATCAATAACGGATTCTATATTATTATTTTTGAGAAATTGTTTATATTGATCATTATTTCTATTAGTGATATTATTTTCTGAGGGTTGAATTGTTGGATTCATACGTGATAGTTTAATATCACGTTTTTCTTTTTTTTTTAGACTTTTTAAAAGATTTTCGCGTTTTAGTCTATTTGTTTCATTAATGTTTTGTATGGTTTGTTGTTTATTGGGGTTATTACGACCGGAGTTTTTTTCACCTACGACTTGACATTGTTTTTTTCCAGGAGTGCCCAAGGAGGCATCTTCACCAGTTATAACACATTCGCCTACAGAACAATCAGAGTTATCACCGCAATCTTCACCTAGTCCTTTCAGATCTGAATAATTGATACATTTATCGATGCCATCAACGTTTCTACAGATTTGTCCAGGTAGGCATCTTTCTTCGCTTGGTCCGCATATGATACCGGTTTCTTGTTGTGCGATATCTTCAGCTTCGCTGACATAATTATTTTCATTATTTTCGGATTGTTGTTGTTGTTGTTGTTGAGATTTTTCTTGTTGTGAAGATTGCTGTTGTGTGGTTTCATTTTGGTTTTCTGTATCTACGAATTTTTCATATTGTGGTAATATATAAATTTTAGTTTTTGGTTTATAAAATATATATGAATAAATTAAGATTAATGAGATTATTAGGATAGTTAAAAAAAGAATACTATTTCTATTAATTTTTTTAAAAAACATACTAATATATAATTATAAATTTTTTTTTTTTGATAAGAGAATTAAATTATATAATTTAGAATAAAATAATAGGATTCTATTAAATAATATCCTATAAAATGGCTAATTAGAATGTCATGAGGATAATGTAATGCTCTATGTATTCTTGAAATTCCAATAAAATAAACAAATAACCAATAATAATCTTGAAATAGTAATTTGTAAAAGACTGTAACTTTAATCATGCTGCATGATGGAAAGGAATTAGTATCTTTTTTTTTCATATATAATAATGGATATTTATTAAAGGGTCGTTGAATAAATATTATTTTTTTGCTATTTGTTGCGACGTAAATAGTAAATAATATCAGGATAAAATCTAAAAAAGATTTTAGATTTTGATAAAAAATAAAGTTACAAAACATAATAAAAATAATATTGTCATTATTAGTCATAAATTTTGTGCATTTTAAGAAAATATCTTTTTGTGGTTTACCGATAATATCTTGTAAAAATTTGATGCATTTATATTCAATATAAAGAATTTGTTCTAACATTTGGTTACAATAATTAAATTATTAAATTATCTTTAAATAGTATATTTAGAATAATAATATTATTTAAAAGAATGATATATTATTTGATATTAATTATTATTAGAGTAATAAATTTGTAGTTGGAGGAAATATAATATTATTTTTATTATTATTAAAATTGAAAAGATTTAAATATAAATTAATATGTAAAATAATAAAATATTGATGTTAGATTGTAATATAATTTTGTCAGCAACTAAAGATGGTTTAATAGGAAATGATAATGATTTGATTTTTGATGTGTCGAAAGATAAGAATTATTTTAAGGAAATCACAAGTGCGACTCCGAATGAAGAATTTAATAATGTTGTGATGATGGGTAGAAAAACATGGGAATCTATACCAATTAAATATAGACCATTAAAGAATAGGATGAATGTGATCATAAGTAATGAAAAATATAATGAATATAGAAAAAATAAAAATATATTTGTATTTAAAACATTAGATTTGGCATTGGAGGCATTTAGATTTAAAAATGGTTTTAGTTATTTTTGGAAGACGTTTTTATACAACCAAATATTTATAATAGGGGGAGGTAGAATTTATAATGAGATATTAGAAAAATATAAAAAGAAAGAGATAAATGTGAGAACGATGTATTTGACAGAGATTGAAGATAAAGATTTGGATATGACAAAAATGAATAATCCTATTTATTTTAAAATGAATGAAATCGATAAATTATTTATAAAAAAGAGTCAATATAAAACGTTGGAAACGAATTTTAAGTCGGATTATTTAAAAAAGAATGTAAAAAAGTTAGGATTATCATTTAATGTATATGAAGGATTAATCAAAATTAAAGGTGATGAAGTAGGTATTTATGATGATTATTATGATTTTAATATTTTAAATTTAATGGAAAATTCCAAAAAATTTAATAAAGAAGAATTTCAATATTTAAAATTAATGGATGATTTGATTAATAAAGGTGATAAACGGAACACAAGAAATGGTGTAACAATAAGTGATTTTGGTGTAAGGATGGAATTTAATCTTGAGAATGATAAAATCCCTATATTAACTACAAAGAAAATGGCAATAAAAACAGTTATTAAGGAATTATTATGGTTTGTGAAGGGTTCTACAAATAATAAAGAGTTACAAGATCAGAATGTTAAAATTTGGAATGGAAATTCATCCAGAGAATTTTTGGATAGCAGAGGGTTGACAAACAATAAGGAAGGAGATTTGGGTCCGATTTATGGATTTCAATGGAGACATTCGGGTGCAAAATATATAGATTGTGATACAGATTATCGGGGTAAGGGTGTGGATCAATTAAAAAATTGTATAGAGTTAATTAGGAAAGATCCGATGAGTAGGAGGATGATAGTTTGTGCTTGGAATCCTTCGGATTTGGGGATGATGGCATTACCCCCATGTCATATATTATTTCAGTTTTATGTATCATCGGATGGAAAATTGAGTTTACAATTGTATCAGAGATCAGGAGATATATTTTTGGGTGTTCCATTTAATATATTATCGTATTCATTATTACTTTATATGATTTGTGAACTAACAAATTTGAAACCTGGAAAATTTATTCATATAATTGGGGACTGTCATGCGTACGAGACCCATGTGGATGCAATAAAAGAGCAGATAAAGAGAATACCGAATGAATTTCCTAAAATTAAAATTAATAAGAAACGGGAATCATTAGATGATTTTAAATTGGATGATTTTGAAATCATTGATTATCTTTATCATGATAGAATAGTTGCGGATATGGTTGCATGATAAATCATTGAGAGTAAAATTTAATTTTTTTTTTTT